ATTACAATGTAAATAGTGATGACTATAAAAACATTAAAAGCCTTGCAAAAAATGAGCTTGAAGATAAAAACAAGCTAAAAAGAGAGCTGTCAATGGATTTTATTGGTCATGATAAAGCTAGAGCCGGCAGAGTTATGCACATTATAGATGAATATTTGGGGATAAATGACTATTTTCGAATTAATTCTGTTAGTCACAAGTTGAATGGCTGTATACATACAATGTCTTGCACTTTAGAATACTTAAAAGAAGCTCCTAGCAATAAATACACGGAAGGCAAAGTTATTCAGCGAGAAGAAATAAAGACAGAGGGTGCAAGTGCAGACTTTGAGTCTTTATACACTATATTAAGTAATCAAGTTGGAAAGCCTTATGTTTGGGGTGCAAGTGGTCCGGATAGCTTCGACTGTAGCGGTTTAGTTTATTACTGCTTTAATAAAGCTGGAATTAAGATTGCTAGACTTACTGCACAGGGCTTGTACAACAAATGCACAAAAATTAAGGCTAAGGATAAACAAAAGGGGGACTTAATATTTTGGGCAAAGAATAAAAAAGTGTATCATGTTGCTGTATATGTTGGGGACAACACACAGATTAGTGCCGAAAATGAAAAGGTTGGTGTAGTCAGACAAAAGGTTACATCAGGAGTTTATTCTTACGGGAGGTTATAGAAATGCTTAAATTACTTAATAAAATTTACAGAAAAGACAATGTAACAAAAGATATTGTAAATGCTGTAGTGAAAAAATTAGATGAAATAGAAATTAAGATAAATGACCTCTATAAACAGATTTTTTTAAATTATGCTACTTGGTATTTAGAAGAAAAAGAAAGGGAAATGGGACTAAATAAAAAGTTAGATGATTTGGAAAAACGCAGGGCATATGTTAAAACAAGACTTCTTGGAACAGGTACTGCTACAAAAGAACTTTTAGAAAGTACAGCAAATACGGTTCCGGGGGTTGAAGTTGAAATTGAATTTAAAAATATGACAGTAATAATTAACTTCCTGAAATGCGAGAATAACAAGTATTTGACTATAGTTAAGCGTGCTGTCGAAAATATGATGCCATATCATTTAGATTTAGAGCTGAAATATGACCATGTAAATTGGGGCGAAATTAAAGGTGTTACTTGGGGAAAACTTTTATCTTACACTTGGGGAAGTATTTCTAAAAGTGTTAGTGGTACTATTTTAGGAGGGCTTGATGATGACTTCGATTAAAATGCTTTTAAGCTACAATAACAATGAAAAAATAGTACAGCTACCTGTTGTACCAGATACTTTGCCTAGTATTTTGCAAGAAATAGAAAATAGTACATTAACAACCCATACAACCACATTGACGCTCCTTGGCAGTAAAAAGCCGAGGAGTTTTTCTTTGGATTTGTTTTTACCTACTAGGGACTATGAATTTTGTAAGGGCAATGGCTTGGAAGTTATTGAATTTCTTGAGTATGTCAGTGCTGCGAAGATACCTTCAAGGCTTGTTATTGTAGATAATCTTACAGAAATATTAAACATAGCTATTGCTATAAACAGCTACAAGTATAACTATGATACTGTAAAAAATATAAGGGCAACAATAGAATGTTCTGAATACATATTTCTTACAGAGCCTAAAAAAGAAACTACAACAAGTGTTCCTGTTTTTAGCAACATAACTGTTTATTACAACAATAAGGCTGCTAGAGTTAGTTCGGCAAATGTAAATGGCAGTAACCTTGTTAAAACAAGGGATATTGTTATACTTTTAGGGCGTGATTTAACTTGGAACGCAGATAAAAAAAGAGTTGGCTGTGGAAAGGTTTTGCTAGATATTCATACAGAAATTTATGACGGAAATGCTTATTCATACATCAGGGATATTGCATCTATTTTAGGGCTTGAAGTTAAATATGATGCAGAAGAAAAATCAGTAACATTAAAGGACGGTGAAAGTTAATGAACTACAATGAAGAGGTATCGGATATACAAGCTGATATGCTAAGTGAGATGCCTAGTAACTATTCTAAAATAAAAGGTACTTGGCTTTGGGAACTGTTTAAGGCTTTTGCAATTAAGATATTTGACCTTTTAAATTTGCTGACCGATACAGCAAACAAGCTGAACATCGAAAATCTACAAGGTGATGAACTTGATGCCTATGTACAACAATGGACTGACCTTAAAAGGAAAACAGCACAGAGAGCAACAGGCTACATTGATGTAACAGGAGAGGGAACTATATACGCAGGGACTCTTGTTTCTGCAGGAGATATTCAATACGAAGTTATGAATGATGTTCAGATTAATGGAACTGTTGAAGTACCTATCGTTGCAACAATAGCAGGAGAAAGTGGTAATACAGCAAGTAATACTGTAACAACAATGATAACATCTAATGCCAATATAAAGAGTATTACAAACTCTAAGCCCATAGAGGGCGGGTCTGACGAAGAAACAGATGATGCTTTAAGAGATAGATATTATCTTCGCTTATCTATGCCGGCAACAAGTGGAAATAAAGCACATTACATACTGTGGGCAAGAGAATGTACAGGCGTTGGTAGTGCTAAAGCAACAAGAGATAATACAGTTGCAAATAAAGTTAATCTATACATATGTGATAATAATGGTGGTATTGCTAATAACACAATAGTCAAAACCGTACAAAATTATATTGACCCTAATATAAATGGTGATGGCTCTGGTGTAGCTCCAATTGGTGCGGTATGCGAAGTATTTAGTGCAGGAGTTAAAAAAATTAATGTTACAGGCAAAGTTGAACTTGACAATACTTTATCAGGAGAGGATACTTTAGCAAATATTAGAACATCTATGGAAAAGTACCTTTCACAAGTAAATTTTAACAAGACAGAGCTTAGTTATGCTAGGCTCTTAAATATTGCTTTAAGCTCAGATGGAGTAAGTGATATAAGTGAATTCAAGTTAAATTCTAGTTACACAAATATTAACTGTGCAGAAACGGAGATATTTTCACTTGCTAATTTCGGAATGGAGGTTGAATAATGGAATGCACAAAAAATTTAAAATTAAAGCAACCTGAATACACAGATGTAGCTAATATAGCTGATATTAATGCCAATATGGCAACAATAGACACAGCTTTTGAAAATTTACAAAATGCTGATACGAACCATACAAGTAATTTTTCAAACCCACACAAGGTCACAAAAGCACAAGTGGGGCTTGGCAATGTAGACGATACCGCAGACAAGGATAAAAATGTATTATCAGCTTCTAAACTTACAAATGCTGTAAAACTCAACGGAATAACGTTTGATGGGACAAAAGACATCGAAATCCCAGCAACTCCAAAGCGAACTAGCTTAGCTTCGGACGCAGACTTAAATGAGATAACAGCACAAGGAGAATATTTTGCTAGCTATGGGAACACGTGTATAAACAAACCTAACAATGTAAAAGGCTTCGCTTTAAAAGTTTATTGGAATATTGTAGGTTCTACATCTGCTATTACGCAAGTGTTATATCCTTCTATCGGAGCTATCCCTATGTGTTTTATAAGAAAAGGTAATTCTAATGGGTGGGCTGATTGGCAGGAAGTTAGTACAGTAGGGCATACACATACGCAAGCAGATATTCCAGACTTTAACAAACCTACTCCCCTAAAGCTACTTGAAGATGCAACAGAAATAGACTTAAACAATATAAAAACGACAGGAATATATACAAGTGTTACACAGACTAAATATTTGAATTGCCCAGCTACTTTAGTAACAGATTCGTCTGGAAAGCAGGGTTATGCGTTTTCTCTTATTGTATTAGGAAGCAGAGTCTATGGCACTAAAGATACAATAAGTTATTATACTCAAATTTGTATAGATAGTTTTGGTGGTCAAGGACAAAATCAAACTTGGATTCGAACCTACTACGGAAGTTCTGGCTGGACTGCTTGGTATACTTTTTATTCTAGTAAGAATAAACCAACACTAGCAGATATAACAGGTTCAGCTGTGCTTCCTGTTAGTAAGGGTGGTACTGGTTATAGTACAATTAGTGCTGGATATGCTCTAGTTGGTAACGGTACAGCACAACAGCTAGACACAA